ATGAAACGTAATCAATTAGTAAACATGATGTATATGTCAAAAAGCGGTGAAATTACAAGGAGGAGAGTAAAGCTTGTAAAGATTACGGGTGATTCATTTCAAGCGTACTGTTTTACAAAACGAGCAAAGCGTACTTTTACTATCAGTTGTTTTAGCAGTTGCTCCAATTATTCACAAGGAGCGTTCAGTTGTATGATTAGCTTTGAACAAAGACGACTTCTTCATAAATATGTAGTTTATGATATGGCAGTACAGACATTACAACGTAACTACAAGGTGATTGAAAACCTTAAAATGACGCAATGTATATTTACCAATACCAATACTGGATAAACTTTTATATGACCTTTCACAAGAATGTTACAACTCTAAAAGGCTGTTGGCTAAAGATTAAATCAGAGTAGTGAAATGGGAAAAGATAGTCGAGTACTTTAGTGATTTGACCGTTGCTACAGCTCGGGAGGATTTAGTCTTAATGTATGTTAATCAAGCCTAGAAAACACAGATTAGAAAAATTATTAAGCCACTAAAACACATAACCAGGCGCTCATTTTTTTAAACAAGCAAATAATATCATGAGTCTTGGTAATAAATTAGCTTTGCAAGCTGAAATGAAAAAAGAGTATTAGAATGAAGAATTTTAAGTAGCCTATCAAATTTGGGAATTTTTTTGATAATAATCCAGAAGCGCAACAATACATAGATAGCTTAATTAGAGAAAATTTTCATGAAGAAAGTTTGGAAGATGCTTTTTTTATTTGTCTATACCTATTGGGGTCAGTTCCTTTCTTTGTTATTACCTTTTTTTAAGAAACCTGTAGATAAAAAGGGGAAAGAAAGGCCCGTAAGGTGGGACATAAGTGTGTTGCTAAATATTATCTATTATGATTATATAAAAAAGCTTTGTATTAACGTTGTTTTTTACATAAAAAACTCACCCTCCAATAAAGAAGGGTGAGTCGCTTTGAAGCCTTGAGGCTCTAATGGTAAAGTTAAAAGCCGCGTATGCCGTAGTTATTATAGAAAGTTTTAAACCACCACTCCTCAAATGTGGATATATGTTTGTTGAGGATTATCGGGTTTTATCGTAAACGCCGATTTAACGCGGTTTTCATGGTTTAGTTTATCAGCATTTACCTCTTTGAATTACAAATTATCAAAAAGTTTTGCATCAATTTTGCATCAATTTTGCATCAATTAAATTTGTTAGTTGGTTTTAGTTTGCGGTTGGAATAGAATTTCTAATTTATCAGCTGCTGCACGATCCGCCGACTTGAAAGCATGACCGTATGTGTTCATCGTAATTGATATATCAGAGTGCCCTAAACGCTCAGATATAATTTTAGCGTGCACACCTTGAGCTATTAAAAGACTTGCAGATGTATGACGTAGGTCATGCAATCGAATATATTTAAATTCGTTAACTTTTAGGAACTTACTCCATTTATTTGTTGGACTAGAAGGGTGCAAGTGTTGTCCCTTTTCATTGCAGAAAACCCACTCGTATTCTTCTTCCTCCCATTTATCAGCAAACTTCAATTTATCCTTTACCCATTTTTTTCGATAGGTTTTTAATTCTTCAATCATACTCACAGGTAATGTAACAATTCGTTTAGATGTCCTTGATTTTGTTTTTTTGATATGAGGTCCGTTTTCAGTTAAAACTATTGCTTGCTTAATCTCGATTTGATTGTTAACCATATCTACGTTTTTCCACTCTAAACCTAACAATTCTCCGCGTCTTAACCCAGCCACTAATGCAAGTGTAAAAAAAAGTTTCCAAATAGGTTGCTCACTTTGTAAAAGTTGCATTAATTGTACTATTTCATTTTCGTCATATACTTTTAAATCTCCATTTTCTTCTTCTGTATCTGTAGCTTTTGGTTTTCCTATACCGTCCATAGGGTTATTTTTTATTATTTTCCATTTTGTTGCATACTTAAATATGCTTTGCAAGGTACGGTAGATATCTTGTTTAGAATGAAACGATAAATTACCTTCTTTACCATCTTTGCGTTTCAAGTTTGATAATAAATCAAGAAGAATCATTTCATTAATCTTACTCATTTCCACATGCCCTATCACTGGAAGTATATGGTCTCTCAATTTTCTCCTGTGGTTTCCAAAAGTAGTTTTTCCAAGTGTAGATGCATATTTCTTTTCCCATTCTTCAGCAAAATCAGAGAAAATCATCTTTTGTGGTTGAATGTAATTTCCTGATAATACTTCGTTTTTAAATTTTAGATATTCACTATCCAAATACTCTTTTAATTGCTTTGGTGTAAATTTGTTCTCCACGATATATGTTTTTGTAACACGTGGGTACTTGCCTCTAGAGTCCTTTCCAAGACTTACAGTGAACTGGTATGAATTTTCGCCTCTCTGTACAATATTCGCCATAAAGACCACTCCTTTTATTTTTTTTAAAAAATAGGAACATTCGTTCCTTTTTATGATATAATAAAAAACAATTAAAGGGTAATTTATATATTTTTGCTTTACTTCCAAATAAATACGCTATGAGTGAAAGAAATTTGGTATAGTGTTAATAAGTCAATTGACTTATTTTAGGTCGGGTAGAGTAGAAAAATTCTACTCTTAAGTGCCATCTTCAATCCATTCGTACAGTTCTTCAATATTACAATTAAGAATTGTAGATATGTTTTTTGCTACTTTTAGCGACATGACTCGATTATTTTGAATATAATGTTGTATTTGTTGAGGCATAATACTTAATTTTTCAGCTAACTCTACTTGTGTCATATCGTTTTTTAAGAGCAATTCTCGAAGTTGGCATCTACCGACTTGATAAGTCAATTGACACCCTCATTTCTTACATAATTTTTACTATAAAAAGGTGGAGCGTAGCATGAACAAAAAAGAAGTTAAGTTACTTATTGAATTTATTAATTTGAAAAATAAAGCAATTAAGACAGGTAAAGATTCCAATGAATTAATGCTGCTTTTTGAAAAGCTCAACCGCAATCTCAATATTTCCAAGTAAATGTTTACGACTGTTTTCATCAAGTGTTTGAATGTATTCCATTAGTTGTTTTAAAAATAACATGTCGTTTATATCGAAATTTTCATTTGAATCAAGTAATGCCTGATGTAGTGATTCAGAAGTATCCCTCTTTGGAAATAAATCATCAACTTTAATATCCAATGCCTCAGCCAAAGCAAATAAAGCATCTTGAGATGGAGCGATAAGACCCTTTTCGTAATTAGAAATGGTATTATCGCTTTTACTGATTTTTGCACCTAACTCTTTTTGAGTCATCTTTTTTTTCTTCCTAAAAAATTTAACTTTTTCACCTACAAATATAGCTAAGTCTTTTTCTATCTTATCCATCATAAACCTCCGAATTTTTTATTAACATTTATCAAAATTTATTATTATTGCTTTTATTTTATCTTTATTTATAACGAGTATACCATTAATATATTGTACTCAAAACTAAAAAATTCGTTATAAGTGAATTTTTTTGTTGACATTATTCGGTGATACCGAATAGAATTGGTGCATAGGAGGTGAACGTATGCAATGGAATTTGCTGATGCTCCGTAAAAAAAATAAACTTTATCAAGAACATGTAGCAAAGATATTGGGTATTAGCGTAGGTTCGTACGGAATGAAAGAAAGAGGAGAGGTCGAATTTACAGCTGATGAAATGTTTAAGCTTAGTGATTATTTTAAATTATCTATGGAGCAAATTTTTTTACCGAGAAATCTCGGTAATACCGAATTTTTATAATGTAAGGGGTGATAGTCGTGGAAAAAATAACTTTATCAGTTAATGAAGTTGCTGGATTAATTGGTGTAGGTAAAACAACTATTTACACTATGGCTCGTCAAAATGAGATTCCACATAAAAAAGTGCGTGGTCGTATTTTGTTTCATCGTCAAACTATTGAAGATTGGCTAATTACTAATACAGAAGGTGAAAACAAATGAACATTAAACCAGTACCAGTTGCATTAGTCGGTGAAGCCTTAACAAGTGTTACGCCATTATATGAGCTACACCAAATTGCCTGCGAGTTACCTTTAAACGTTCTATCAGATGTTAAACAGCGAATAGGTGACTGGCTAGCGAGTGGTGGAAAAGAAACAGATCCATACATTAAGCAACAAGTTGCATATGCAAAGAAAGTTTACCAGGCATTGAGAGGAGGTGAATGAGTGATGAAACTTCAACCTGCAGATGAAATGAAAAAAGTTGCTGGTAGTAATTTTAGTAAATTGAAGGCAAATGCATTGGAAAGCGATGAATTTAAAAAACTTATTAAAGGGATTGAAACGCAAGCTGAAAAAGGTCTTTGTGAGTACACATATTACCACAATACAGACAAACAAATTGTATCCATTTTTCAATCGGTACTACTAGAGAATGGCTACAAAGCTAGTAGGCATCTTTCAGGCTTAGGTCTAACTATTAAATGGTAGGGGTTGAGTCTAATGAATGATTGTCTTTTAGAAGTCTTGGGTGATTATTTCGTAAAACATAATCTAGCCAATAAAGGCTGGAAGTTTCATGAGTTCGTTGCCGAATGGCAGCAAGGAACTATTGTAGTGGACAAAAAATAAGAGCCTATACCGTTGCACCGGTCATAGGCTCCAATCAAAATAATTTATCTGAAATCAGTATATCAAATCGGGAGGTTGTTTCCTAGTATGACGAGAAAACCACTCGAAAAAACAATTGAAAATCAAATAAAGAAATGGCTCGACTCGCAAGGTTATTGGTGGATGAAAGTGCATGGCGACATGTTTCAAAAGTCAGGAATACCTGACATCCTAGCTTGTATCAATGGAAAGTTCGTAGGCATTGAAGTAAAGCGACCAGGTGGCGTTGTGAGCGAGCTACAAAAATACAATATCGAAAAAATTCAAGCTGCTGGAGGTGTAGCATTTGTCGCATACAGTGTCGAAGATGTCCGAAATAATCTCGACCGATTCCATGTTATATGAGTATCAAAAAGATGTGCTACAGAAAGCAAAAGCAAATTATTTATATGCGCTTGATACTGGCACAGGGAAAACTATTTTATCTATTCACCATTATTTGCTCCATAGCAATGGAGAGCCACTTTTGATTGTGGCACCACCACAAAAAATAAAAGAAGGTGGATGGGATAGGGATATTCAAACGGTCGCTAATTATTACGGTATTGAAATTAGTTACGATCTATTGTCTTATGGCAAGTTATTTGCAGATTGGAAGAAATATAAAGGATGGTTTGTCATATTCGATGAATGCCATTATGTAAAAACATCCACATCACAGCGTGGTAAGGCTGCTAAAAACTTAGTTAAAGCCAGTACTTATTTTGTACTCTTATCTGCAACACCGTCAAGCAATGGGTGGGGCGATACAATAAACTATTTCATTATGTTTAATTTGGCGCAAAGTAAAACGCAATTTGAGCGGGAATATGGAGTATTTGACACACTTTATCTTGGTCAACGCCGAGTGAATAAAGTTGTTGGGTGGACACGTGAAAATGTGCTCAAACAAATGTATCAATCTTTTAGTGTGAAACTATCTAAGGATGATTGTCTGGATTTACCGCCAATGGTTATTGAAGACGTATTTTTCAAGCGATCCAATGAGTATTTGAAGTTAAAGAAAGATCGCATTTTAGAAGTTGATGGTGAAAAGGTTGTCTACGACACTTATCCAAAGCTTGCACAGGGGTTACGATTCTATGCCAATCAAAAGAACAAGCTCGAATATATTGAAATGCTAGCTGAAAGTACCAATGAAAACATTATTATTTTTTATAACTTTAAGGCTGAAAAAGAAGCGCTGCTTTTATTAATGACTAAGTTGAAGAAAAAAGTGTTCGAGGTGAGTGGTCAACGATCTGAACTGCCAGCTCGTAATACATGGCCAAAGTTAAAGGGGAGTGTGACCCTTGTTCAATACCAGGCTGGTGCTGCAGGAATTGAATTGCAATATGCCAACCTTGTTATTTTCTATACACCAACTTATAGCTTGCAAGATTACGAGCAGTCATTAGGTAGAGCGTATCGTAATGGCCAAGATAAAAAGGTCACAGTCTATCATTTCATTACCAAAGATACAATCGAGGAATTAATATACGGTGCCTTGAAAACAAAGAAAGATTTCACGGATGAGTTGTTTGTTCGTTACTTGGAGGGGTGAGGCAGATGGCTGAAACAAAGGAAAAACCCATACTCATTGATTTGGGTACTGTCCGTATTAAAGAATACGACAATCTGAATGTCCAAATTGAACGTCTTGAAGAAGTTTATAATCCAACGACCAAAGAGACAACATCTAAGTGGCGATTTAAAGGTTATTCTAATACCATTTTGAACGCTTTAACTGTAATTGTTAACAAAGAGTTATTGATTGATAAAAAAGCTATAAATGGTTTGAAAAACTACTTAAAACAAGTGGAGGAAATTCATAACAAAATAAAGATTGCTTTGGAGGGAGAAAAATAGATGTTCCAAACAGATGATAAAAATGTCACTGAAAACCGCCGTTCTTTTGTAGGAGGTTCGGACGTTCCTATAATTTTAGGCTTAAGCAAATACAAATCACAATACGAGCTTGCAAAAGAAAAAACGGGATTAGTACCAACTGTATTTGAAGGAAATGAATATACGGTATATGGACAAACAATGGAGCCACAAATTCGTGACTATATTAATGTAATAAACGAAACGAATTTTCAACCGGATACTGTGATAGATAAAGAACTTGGTATTCGTGGTAACTGTGATGGTGCTGATAAAACGGAATTGTTGTTACTTGAAATTAAAACACATGGGAAAAAACCAACAATGGAAGTTTACAAGGCACAAATGCAACTTTACATGTACGTATTTGATTTACCTGCAGGATGGTTGGCTTTATATGAACGTCCAGACAATTTCGATGCTGAATTCGACCCAGAGCTTTTAAAAATTGAGGTCATCCATTTTGACGAAGCATACGCAAATCAAATTTTACAAGCCATTGAGTTGTTCTGGAAACGTTGCGAGGCATTGAAACAAAATCCGGAAATGTCCGAAGCTGATTTTTATTCTATTACTTTAGAAGAAAAAAATGAGATTGCTATTGTTGCTAGTAAGGTAGAGGCATTCGAGGTGCAAATGCAATCGTATAAAGAGATTGAAACGCAGTACAAAGCTATAAAGGACAAACTTTATCAATTAATGATGGAACACAAAGTGAAATCATTTGAAACGGACCAATGCACAATTACTTTGGTTCTTCCTACTGAATCGACCTCAATAGATTCAAAAGCTTTACGTGAATCACATCCACGAATTGCTAAAAGGTTTGAAAAAGTAACACCTAAAAAGGGCTATGCAAAAATTTCTATGAAAAAAGTGAAGGAGGCTAAATAACAATGGCACTACCACCAAACAAACCAAAGAAAACAATTGAAACACCACGTAATTATTTCATCTGGGGACCAACAATGAATGGTAAATCCTATTTAGCTAGTGAGTTTCCTAATCCAGTTATTTTCAATACAGATGGGAATGCAGCGCAAATTGAAACACCATCAGTTGATTTGAAAAATGAACGTGATCCAAAGACAGGTGCAATTAAAAAGACTGTTGTTGAACAAATGTTAGAGCTTATTAAAGACTTGGAAAAGGGCGGTCATGGTTTTGAAACTGTGGTTATTGATGTAATTGATGATTTAGTAACCCTAATTGAGCAAGCAATTTGCGAAGAAAACGACGTTGATTATATTGGTGACGTTCCATATGGAAAAGGCTGGGGTTTACGTAAAACTTTCATTACTTCTATTGTGGTTCGACTTAAAGCCCTACCGATGAACGTTATTTATATCAGCCGTTATGCTACTAAGCTTGAAAATAACGTTGAAAAGCCAATCCCATCACTAGGGGATAAGGATTTAAATGTTGTAAATGGTAACTGCGATTTAAACATTATGTGCCAAAAAATCGGTAAAAAATATCTTCGTCGTGTTGTAGATCGCCGTAAAAATTATCAACGTGACTGGATTGAAGACGAGCGTATTTTAAATATTTTAGATTCTGTTATCGGTGCATTTGATAAAGGGAATGCTACAGCTCCACAACCTAAAGTAGAAGAATCTACAACACCTGTAGAAGAAAAGAAAACACTAAATGAATTGGCTGAGGAAGTATCGGCAGAAACAAATGTAGAGCCAAAGTATACAGGAATGTATTGCGCTGTATGTGGTGAACCGCAATTTGAAACTGAATCAGGTGATGTATGTGTTAACTATCATGGTGGAGCTGAATCTATTCAGAGTGAAGAAGCAGAAAAATTAAAACAAAAGATTACTGAAAATAATAGTGATCCTGGCATCGAACAATATGTGAATGACAACCCACCGCCAGCCAATGCACCGAATACAACTGTAAAAGCACCACGTACAGCGAGACCAGGTGCTCCAAGGGCACCGCGAGCTCCACGTACTAAATGATTTGTCCATATTGCCAAGAACAAGCTGAGTTTATCAGTTCGAAAGATTTTTATGGCACGGATTATCGCACCAACTTATATATATGTAGGCCATGTGATGCTAGGGTAGGCACGCATGGGCGAGGTAAAACGCCACTTGGCACAATGGCAAATGCTGAATTGAGGGAATTACGTAAATTGTGCCATGCACGATTTGATGTTCGGTGGAAGTATGGAAAAGTTAGTCGTTCAAAAGCATATCAACAATTAGCCGATATGATGGGATTAACACGAGAAACGGCACATATCGGTATGTTTGATAAAGAACAATGTAAAAAATTATTATCACTATTACCAAAGGAGACGAAGAATATGAGTAACTTAGCAGCTATGGCTCAAAAATTATTAGCAGAGGGATTTGATCCTAAAACATCACCGGTGGACGATCACGAGGCACTTCCAGAGGGTGGATATGATGTTGTACTTTCAGAGGTGCAATGGCGTGTAAATGATAAAGGCACAGAATGGTTACAACTTGATCTTGAACTATTAAATGAAGGGTTTGAAAACCGTAAACATTTTGGAATGATCTTCTTCACCGAAAAAATGATGGCACGAGCATTAAAACAAACGATGAAATGTGCATATGCACTAAACATCGAATTGGACCCTTCTGTTTTCGGTTCACCTGAGACTGATTTAGTCAATGCATTTAAGGAAGCACTAGGCACCCAATGCGAAATGGATATTAAGCATTCTAAATCTAAAAATGGTACATTCGTTAACTTCTCATTAAGCCAACCGGAGCCATTATAATATGTTCAAAGTGTATGATTTTGAGGTTTTCCCTAATGATTGGATGTGTGTCATCTTAAATCTGGCCAACAATAGAATCATACGCATACACAATGATAAAGAGCGCCTACAAAGCGCTCTTTCTTCAAAAGATATTCTTGTTGGCTTTAATAATTATTATTATGACGACATCATTTTATGGGCTATTCTAACAGACCAAAACCCATATAAAATTAGTCAACAAATTATGGCTGGCACATTTAAAAGAAAAGTAAATTGTGGCTTTCTTACTTTGGATGTAAGACAAGAGTTGATAAATAAATCACTCTCTTTAAAAGAGGCTATGGCCAATTTAGGCATGAATATAATTGAAACGCCTGTTGATTTTGACCAAAAGGATTTAACACCGGAGGAAGTCCAAACAATCCTTGATTATTGTGAAAACGATGTAAAAGCCACCGGAGAAGCCTTTCAAAAACGTGAAGATTATTTTACTTCCAAATTTGAAATTATTGATACGTTCAAATTACATCCATCTGATGTAAAAAAGACAAGAGCAAATTTAGCATCTACCGTATTAAAAGCCTTTAAAATGAAGGACCACAAGCGCGATCGATTAAAACTTAGCTATGACAAGAGACTCAAAATAAATGAATTGCCAAAATCAGTTGTCGATTTTTATAACAATATCCATGTGTCCTATTTAGAAGGTGGATCCATAACAGATTTAGAAAAACGACAATTTGAATATAAGCTTGCTGGATTAACACATACGTATGGCTTTGGTGGATTGCATGCAGCGAAAGAAAATTATTTGAGTGAAGGGTACTTTTTACACATCGATGCGAAATCGTATTTTCCAACATTAAAAATTAATAATGGCTTTATAAGTAGAGCCGCCAAGATGCCTGAACGATACGAAAAAATATATCAGGATCGATTAAAGTATCAAGCTGCAGGTGAATCAAAAGAGGAAATATATAAAATTTTGCTCAATGCTGCAGTAGGTGCTTGCAAGTCGGAATTTAATGCATTGTTTGATCCACAACAATTTAACAACATCGTAGTAAATGGCCAACTCATTCTTACCCATTTGATTGTATTATTAGAGCCGTTTATAGAGCTTATTCAATCAAATACAGATGGATTAATTGTTAAGTATGAGGACAAGTCGTTTCGACCGTTTATCGATGAAGTAATTGAGCGATTTAGTAAACACTATGAAATAACTTTCAAAGTAAATGAGATTAATAAAATTGCTCAACGTGATGCCAATAATTATTGTGTCCGTTATGCAGATGGGAAAATTGTTGCCAAAGGGATTATGAAGAATTTCGAGGGTGGGACATGGGAACGTAATAGTTTATCTATTATCGATGCAGCCCTGGTCAATTACTATATGCATGATATACCTATCCAAAAGACAGTCATTAATACGTTTAAAAAGGATTTAACGGCTTTTCAATTGGTTGCGAAGGCTGGCAAATTTGACGGTATAACGTGTGAGGTTTTTGAAGATGGCCAAATGCAGATGAAAGAGCTCCAGAAAGTAAATCGGATATTTGCAACAACAGATCCGAAGCGAGGTGGTGTTTTTAAGGTACGTGATGAAAAATACCAAAAGGTTTCTAATAGTCCAGAGCAAGCTATTGTGTGGAATGGTGAGTTAAAAGACTTTGAAAAACGGAAAATTGACTTAAATTGGTACGTGAAAATGATTCAAAAACAATTATTTGTGTAGGAGCGTGTGTTCAATGACAACAGAAACAGTACAAACAAACGATATTCAAATTAATGTGCTTTTTAAGAAAATGCAAAAGGATGATAAAAAGGAAGTTTTAATGTTTCATATTTTATCAGATGAAACGAAGCATGCTGCTGATCTATTAAGGTTAACAGGTAAAATTACCATTTTAACAATTTCAGATGATGAGGGACCATATGAGTCGATTCAGGCTGAATTTGTAAACTTACAGCGCGACAATAAAAAGACTGTTCTCAAATTCAATGTAGCAACAGAGGATGTAGACAGAGTAAACGCCATTTATCCTGCAGCTGGTACGAATATTTCTTTATTAATACAACCACAACAAATGAGCATTGATGATTTAGAAGATGAGCATGAGGGTGTTCCTTATAACGTTGGTTTAGATGGTACTGTGGAAGTTAAATAAAAAACAAGGGAATATATCCCTTGTTAATCTGCATCATATCCACAATTTGTACAACGGATTTCAATATCATCTTCAGTGTGAGTAATTTCTAGTGTGTATTGATCACATGCTGGACATTGGCTCATAGATATACCACCTTTCCTTATATTTCATATTATATCGGAAAAAAGTTGTGGTTTTTAAGTTATTAATAAAGAAAGTAAGAAAGGAGGTGCTACGGTTTGAAGTCTACTATAAAACCATTGCGCTATATCGAGCTAGAAGAAAAGAAGCCTAAACACTCATTCGACATATTTTCTACAGATCATAAAAATTATAAAGATGCCGGTGTCATTTTAACAAAAGATATAGTGGTCGTGGACTTTGATACACGTTCAGAGGCTGCCGAATATATTTATTCTGTCTATCCATCGTTACGTGTAGAAACAAGTCGAGGTTTTCACCTTTGGTATAAGCGTCCAAAGGCCGAGGGCATGACAACACCAATAAAAAACTACACAGATAAAACAACAGTGGCCGGTTTAAAAGTCGATTATAAAACAGGCACACGCTCACAAGCTACGATTAAGCAAAATGGCAAACTTCGACCAATGGAAAATGCTCATTATCTTGAAGATGTGAGCACGTTACCAGAGCTTCCTTTGCTCTTGTATCCTTCTAAATTAAAACATAATTTACTAGGCATTAAAGAAGGGCAAGGGCGCAATAGTGCAATATACAGTCATTTGCTCACAACGCTAGAGCAGTATGGCACCGATATGATCGACAATGAGACGCTGCAGGTCCTTGCAACTTTTATCAATACCAAAGTATTTGCCGAAGCAATGGACGATGATGAGCTAAATAATACGATTAAATCAGTTTTAGATAAAAAGCCAGCACCTAGTTCGCAACAATGGCTCAATCCAAAAGATATGGTCATGACGAGCGAAGTTTTGGCCAAACGTCTGGATCTGCATTATTACAACAATCAAATTTATTTTAAGCAACTGGACCGTTATATTACCGATTCCAATAAGCTACTGCGTGAAATAGATAAGCATATAAAATTGAAGCCAGCCCAACATAAGCAGCTAATTGAGCTATTTAAAATAAAATCAAACGTAGTAGAGGACAATGATTTTGTTATCCAGTTGCCAAATGGAGTTATTATCGATGATGGTGAGCCAATAATAATCGATGCCGGTTTTACACCTTATTTTTTGGATGTTCAATATGATGAGGATGCTTATGACGAGCATGTGGATCAATTCTTAGATTTCTTTACTTGTAATCGAAAAGATTTGCGGATAGTGATTGAAGAAATGTTTGGCCATATTTTAATGACCAAAGGCTTTCCACATAAAGTTTTCTTTTATAAGTCTGAAAAAGGGAATAACGGTAAATCAACATTATTAAAAATGTTAACTGCTTTCACAAACGGTCTTGAGACGAACGTGCCATTAGATAAATTTGATGATGATACAGCCGTTTATGGCATGTCTGGTAAATTAATGAACATCGCTGATGATATCGATGCATCATACCTGGACAAGTCAGCCAATTTCAAAACACTCGCATCTGGCGATCCGGTTATGTTGCGACCAATCTATTCTGTTCCGATTACTATACGTTCAAAGGCGACTCTCATTTTTACTTGTAATAAGATGCCGCAGTTTAAAGATAAGTCAGGTGGTATTGGTAGACGTTTAGTTGTCATTCCTTGTGATGCAGAAGTTAAAGTTATCGATGAAAATTTAGATGAAAAACTTTCGAGTGATACAGCCAAGTCTTACATACTCAAATTAGCACTCGAAGGAATTAAGCGAATACGCAAAAACGGAAATAAACTATCCAATTCGGACACTATCGAACAACAAACAATTGAATACTTTATTCAATCTGATAGTGCCCTTTCATTTTTGTATCAATATAGTGATGAAATCGACGGAAAGAGGACCAGGGACGTTTATGCAATGTACGTAGCTTACTGTGAAGATGAGGGACATAAACCGGCTGGAAATACCGAATTCGGTCGTAGGATGAAGAAGGAAGGTTGGGAATCAAAAGTGGTTAAAGTTATGGGGAATTCTGTACGTGTCTATAAAAAAGTTACGGATGAAGTAACAGGATAAGTAGAAATATCAGTAACCTGTTACAAACCTATGTATATCAATGGTTTACTCCTGTTTTTAAAAGATTGACGGTTACAATTTAAAAAATACATCTGTAACCGTCACAAACCCTTATTATATATATATTTATAATATTATTATTTCTTTAGTTACAAATAAATAATAGATATAAGTATATAAAAAATAAATAAAGAGAAAAAAGGAAGGAAATAAAAAAATATATAAAGGAAACTAGCCTAAAAATCTGTATATTTGTAACCACAATTATAGAAGCGTTGATATATCAGTGTTTAGAAGGTTACGTATATCTTGAAACTCGTTGTAACACAATTTGTAACCTTTATTGAAAGTAGGTGCTTAATGTGAGTAAATTTGCTTGGCTCAAAGATTATCGAGAGCTAGAATATGAAATTGCTTATTTGGATCTAAATTTAGAACGAACGAAAACAGAATTGAAACGATGGGTCCAGGGTGATTTAGCTAAAGTGAAATTAACTTCTGAAAGCCAAGGGAGTAAAGTAGAAGATATTATTGAACAAATCGAATGGGAGTTGGCCCATAAGATGAATAATCTATTCAATATAAAAAAGTTAGTAAAGAGCTTTGAGGGTCTTGAACACAGAATATTAATTGGTAAATACATTGACCATAAAACCTTGGAACAAGTAGCTGAGGAATTAGGATATAGCGCTCAATATATTTATAATAAGCATGCACAAATAAGACGTATGGTATCGTTCGCTGAAAACTATACAGTAAAATCTTCACATAATATTACCTTAAGTTAAACCAATGTTAAGTATTGAAAAACCGTTATATGATAGTAGTATCAAAAAGCGCACGGAAATGCGTTGAAAAATATTGCTTACAATAATAAACACGTTCGCTTGTACGTGTGTTGCTAAAAACAAGCATAAGAGGCCGTACAAATTAGTGCGGTCTTTTATTCTTATGAGTACTATCACACAATATATCAAACAATATATCAAACAATAAGTGATTATCACCACCTATAATCTATTGGTAGGAGGGTGTGTTATTAATGCAGAATAGGAAAATCGCAAAATATTCCAATGTAGAATGCGATATAGAACTCTGTTTTTAGGGTGTATGGACTTTGATTAAGGCAATTTAGAGACATATGCCAAGTAAAAATACTCATGAGAATTTAAAATATTTGTTAAAGATAGTAACATTACAACTTTTTGTATTTTGCTGTAAATATGTGTTTGAGATTGTATAAAATATAGGTTAATATAATTGGTGATACTTGTACTATTATAGTACTTTAGTTTTGATGTATTCTCTAAAGATTAATTTATTTACCTGTATTTTATATAGCAAAGGGGAAATTGAATTGGCAAAATTACAAACTGAATTTCATAATTTTATACAAAATTTAAAAGCCTTAGAACTTTTTATTAAGGTTCAAGACGAATTAATGAATATTAATTATAGGAGCAGATCCCTTGAGAATAATGAGTTTACCAAGGCTGCAACGGAGCTTATAAGCGATGTTGTACAATTAACAAATGATATAAGTGAAGGAGAATATGATATTCAGATAATTAATAAGGCAAATGAAAAATTTGCTGATAAAGGAGTAAATATTTTTACAAAAGAAGTTGAATATAAAGACACTCCAGAAGTCCACTTTAAGATCTCTAATTCTCAAATGGAAAGAGAAGTAGGGGAAGTAATGAAGATGGCTGATTTAGTTACAAGACAACAAGAATTACTATTTAGGAACTCATTAACTAGCTTAATGATATACTTTGAAAATTTAATATCAAATATTATAAAGTTGAGATTATCTAAATTTCCAAACGCCTTTAATCCTAAAGAAAAAACTATCAAATATAAAGATCTTATGGATTTTGAGAGTATAGATGAGGCGTTGGATCATTTAATTGAAAATGAAGTTATCGATATAATGTATGGAGGTTTCAAAAGTTGGGTTTTTTACTTAAATAAAGCAGGAGTTAATACAAAAAAAATAGATTTTTTTACAGAAGTGATTAATGAAGCTTATAGTAGAAGAAACTTATTTGTGCATAACGATGGAATAATAAACAACGTATATCTAAATAAAGTTTCAAAAGAATACTCGCAAGATGTAGCTAAAGGACAGCGACTTTCTATTTCTGAGGATTATTTAATTAAGGCTGTTAACAATGTTAAAATTTTCGGAGTGATACTATTATTGGAAGCATGGAAAGTGTTCGATAAAAATGGCCATGACGATGCATATGATTATATAATGGGAAAAGCTTTTGATTCAATGAAAGAACATGATTGGGAGTTTGCTAAATTTATTTATGAGTTTTTACATGCAGAAGCTGACAACCACGCCAATAAAATTATTACACAGATGAACATATGGCTATGTGAGAAGGAACTCGGGAATTTTAAGGAGATTGAAGAATCTGTAAAAAAATGCGATGTAAGCGGATTGCAAACTCATTATGAGCTTGCAAAATTATCTTTATTAGAAAACTCGGACAAATTTTTTGAAATTTTAGGTCACAACCCTGATTCACTAGATACAGAAGCATTGGGAGAATGGCCAATATTTAAATATATGAGGGAAGATTCAAGAGTGAATGAATACTTGCAAGATGTTGAGAGTATTGGAATGATTAATTAATATTTAAACGGAAAGTCACATCTAACAAGGTGTGGCTTTTTATTATGCCTAAAAGGTGGTGATGATATTGCTAAAGAGTTGTACTTATTGCGGTGGAATTCATAAGCGTGGTCAACGCTGTGCATCTAAGCCATTAGTTAATAAGAATACTACATACATTGATAGATTCAGATGGAGTAGAGCATGGAAGAATAAGCGAGCACACATTGCAAATCGTGACAAACATCTATGCCAAGTATGTTTGCTTAACTTATACAATACTCAGATGCAATATAACTTTACAGACATAGAGGTACATCATATAGAACCTATAGCAGATGCATGGGATAAGAGGCTAGAGGATGCCAACCTTATAGCGTTGTGTCGTTATCATCATGAGCTGGCAGAGAAGGGAACAATACATGCAAAAGAATTAAAAAATATTATTTTGGAGAGTACCCCCGGGGTGTTTGGTTAAAAATCGTGAAATCACTGTACACCGACTGCCCCTATCTGCTCTAAAAAAATTCCCTAAATGAAAATTTTTAAGGAGGTGAGGAAATTGGCTAGACCGTCTAAAAGTGTCAAAACAATGAGTAAGAATTTAACGAAGGAAGAAATCGCAATTCGTACTCAAACAGAAGAAAAATTAAAAGGTGCTGCCGATGAAATCTTGCCTCCTACACATTTGAATGCAAGGCAAAAGAAAATTTTCAATTTCATCGTGAAGGAATTACAAGCAAGTGGGATTCTTGGGAATCTCGATATTTATATTCTAAGCACTTGTGCTGTAGCCATTGACCGAGTACAGCAAATTGAAAGAATCATTAACAGGGATATTGAAAGGCTTTTAGATCGTAACTTATTGAGTGCTAAAGATAAGTATTCAAAAGAATTTTTCCGTTGCTGTAATGAATTAAGCCTGTCACCTCAAAGTCGAGCAAAGCTAGGAAATATTAATTTCCAAGTTCGAGTTGAAGAAGATGATCCACTGTTAAAAGTATTGAGTGGTGGTAAAAAATGATATTTGAAAAGGCGGTTAAATACGTTGAAAAGGTTGTAAAAGGCAAAGAAATTACAACAAAAGAGGTCATTGTCCAGTGTAATTGGTTTTTAAGAGACTTAGAAAAGCAATATGAAGATGATTTTGATTACTATTTTGATATGGACGAAATAGAAAAAATCGAAGGACTATTGGAATTACTTAATTTTGCTACAGGTTTAGGCGTTGCAGGAAAAACAATATTAGAGGGCTTGGAAGGATTCCAGGCTTTTTTTCTTGTCAATATATTCGGATGGCGCTTTAAAAGCGATAAAGAAAAGTTTAGATACCGTGATATTACGCTGTTTATTCCTCGTAAGAATGCGAAGACGTTTATTTGTGCGTTAATCATTATCATCTTAATGCTTACAGAGGATGATTATTCAGAGTTTTATTCTATTTGTTTGGATCGTGAGCTTGCAGGTGAAGTTAAAAAGGCTATGACGCAAATTATTATGGCCAGCCCTGGGGTTGCTAAATACTTTGTGATTCCAAAAACGTTAAGTGGAAAAATTGTATGTACTTTAACAAATAGTTTTTACCAAGCACGTACTGCAGAGGCGAATAGAAACAACTCAATTCGTCCCTCTGCTTTTATCGCTGATGAAGTGGGTGCATTTAAAGATTACAAGAATATAAACGCCATGAAGTCAGGACAATTAAACGTTAAAAATCCATTACGCTTTAAATTAACAACAGCCTACGCTGAGGATAAATCGATCATGTTAGAAGAATTGGCGTATGCAAAGAAAGTATTTAATGGATTTATTGAAGATGACCGCATGTTTGCGCTGCTTTATTATGCTGAGGACGAGCATTTATGGGACGATACGGGGCTATTACAGGCGAATCCATTAAGAGTTGAGGAAAACTATAACGAGATACGAGATAGCCGTAAATCAGCTATAGAAAAGCCCTCAGAACGTGAAGAATATCTTTGTAAACATATGAATCACTTTTTACCTTCTAACAGTGGCGAAGCGTATGTAAATGTGGAAGACTTGCGAAAATGTAAAATGGATGATTTCGATTGGTCAGGCCGTCAAGTTTGGCTAGGTTTAGACTTGGCCATGACGAATGATAACTGTTCATTCTCGATAGTGACAGAGGAAGACATGCAAATATATGCGGATTCCTATGCATTTGTGCCGACTGAACGTATTCCTGATAAAAACCGAGTGGAGAAGATCAATTATTACGATCACATTAAGTCAGGTAAATGTTTTTCTTGCGGTGATATGACTGTAGATTATGGCTTTATTGAACAAAAGGTTCTGGAAGTAGAAGAACAATTCAATGTCATTGTTATGGGTGTAGCGTATGACCGTTATAACTGCCTTTCTACAGCTCAGAAACTAGAAAAGGAAGGTTTAGTTACTGTAGAAGTAAAACAGCATTCAAGTGTATTACATCCAGCTACAAAGCTGTTACGAGAAAAGATTATGAACAAAGAGTTTCACTATACCGAAAATGAATTGCTAGAAGAAAACTTTCAAAATGCAAAAGTTACTGAGGATACAAACAAAAATATTTATGTTAATAAGAAAAAATCAACTGGCAAGGTCGATATGGTTGTAAGTCTAATCAATGCAATCTTTTTACTGCAGCATGATGTCATCTTTAATCCTGATGCTGATTGGGGCGCACAAATCATTTAAGGAGGTGAGATTGTGGGATTAATTAAAGAATGGCGTGAATGGCGTAATTATAGACAAATTCAGGAATTTCGTGAGAGTGGAATGGATGAATTATTGCTGCAGGCAGGGTTAGCAAATGCTGTTTTAACAAAGGAAGAAGCGCTAAGTATACCTAGTGTTGGCACCTGTGTAGATTTAATTTCGGGTCTTATTGCTACTCTACCTATCAAATTGTACAAAGAAAACAGCGGTAAAGTTGAAGAAATGGAAGAAGATAGACGCATCATTTTGCTTAATGATGAGACACACGATACACTAGATGGCTTCCAATTTAAAAAAGCTTTAGTAACGGATTATTTATTGGAAGGTGCAGGGTACGCATATATCAACCGGAGAAGAAATGATGTTGAAAGTCTCCACTATGTTGAAAATCGAAATGTATCGGTACTAGTTGGCGTTGATCCAATATTTAAAAGCTATGATATATCCGTTAATGGTGTGAACTATCGCGAATTTGAATTTATAAAAATCGCTCGAAATTCTAAAGATGGTGTGACAGGGAATGGAATCATAAAGGACCACAATAAAATATTATCTGTTGCATACAATACGCTTGATTTTGAAGATTCACTTGTTAAAACAGGTGGAAATAAGAAAGGTTTCTTAAAGTCATTAGGCCGATTGTCAAAGGATGCAATTGCAGAATTAAAAACAGCCTGGAACAATTTATACAAGAATAATACAGAGAATATTGTTGTATTGAATAATGGCTTAGATTTCAAAGAGGCATCAAGTACATCGGTTGAAATGCAGCTGAATGAAAACAAAAAGACCAATTCAAGCGAAATAAATAAACTTTTCAAAGTACCCGACAGCATTTTGGATGGCTCGGCCAATGAAGAAGTGCATACAAACTTTATTAAAAATTGCATACTGCCGATTATTCGAGCAATTGAAACGGCATTGAACAAGGACTTGCTTCTTCCATCGGAAAAAGGGCAGTCTTTTTATTTTGCTTTTGATATGAAAGAACTTGTCAAAGGTGACACCGAAAAACGCTATAAAGCGTACGAAATTGCCCTTAAAAATGGGTGGATGCAGGTAGATGAGGTTCGTTATTTAGAAGATCAACCACCACTTGGGTTAGATTTCATTAAGTTGGGCTTGCAAGATGTCTTATATGATCCAAAAACAAAGACAATTTACACGCCAAACACAAATAAAACTGCTGATATTTCAGATGGTGGCCCCGAAACCGAGAAGGGAGGTGAAGAAATTGAGGATTGAAATTAGAGAAAATCAAGTGTTGCTCGATGGTTATGTAAATGCTGTGGAGCGTGAAAGTCGTATTTTACCTTCACCAAGAGGTCGATTTAAAGAAAAAATCCGTGCTAAAACGTTTGAAAGAGCATTAGATAAGGCAGAAAACGTTGATTTATTATTTAATCATGACAAAAATCGCAAGCTGGGATCATTACAAGAGGGCAATCTGCAACTGTATGAGGATAACATTGGCTTACGTGCTATTGCTCATGTATCTGATGCAGAAATCATTCAAAAAGCGAAAGACGGCAAGTTGAAAGGCTGGTCATTTGGCTTTGTTGATAATAAGCCATTGTGGGAAGACGGGGAAGATGGCATTCAGAAACGCACATTAGAAGACATCGAGCTATTAGAGGTGTCTATTTTAGATAAAACGCCAGCTTATGTTGCTACTTCAATTGAAGCTCGCGGAGAAGATCAGACAATTTCAGAAACTCGTGGTGCAGATTTTAAAGCCGAGATCGAGAATCGTTCTGCAGAAACAAAATCAAAGAAAGACATTGATTATTCAATGTACGAAAAACAAATTGAGCTTTTAAAATTGAAAGGTGGAAACTAACATGAAAAACAGTATTAAAAAGGTTATTGAAACTCGCTCGATGCCATCACTAGTAGAGCAACGTAACAACTTATTAGATGAAATGGATAATTTACTAAAGGGGGCAAAAGAAGAAACTCGAGCACTAACGGAAGAAGAAGCTACTCGTTTTGATGAAATCAAAAATGAAATTGCTGGACTTGATAAAACGATTACTGCATTAGATGAAGCGCGTTCTTTGGATAAAAAAGTACCTGCGAAACAAGCTGAACAGCGTACACAAGAAGAAGCCGAAACGCGTGCTTTCGATCATTACATTCGTGGTTTAGTAGAGGAAAGAGCAGATGTTAATTTAACAGTAGGCGCAAACGGGGCCGTAATTCCTTCTAGTATTGCAAACAAGATCATCCAAAAGGTATACGACATTTCACCAATTTATCAATTGGCAACTCGCTATAATGTAGGCGGTACATTAAGTATTCCATACTATGATGAATCTGCAGGAACTATTGAAATGGCTTATTCTGATGAATTTGTGGATCTGGAATCTACTAGCGGTAAGTTTGGCTCAATCGAGTTAAAAGGCTTCTTAGCAGGTGCTTTAAGTAAAGTATCCAAATCACTTGTTAATAACTCACAATTTGATCTTGTTTCGTTTGTAGTTGGGAAAATGGCTGAATCAATTGCTAAATGGATTGAAAATCAATTGTTAAACGGTACACCAAACAAGGTAACAGGTCTTTCCACAGTTACGCAAAGTGTGACTGCAGCTGCTGCAACAGTTTTAACAGCTGATGAATTAATTGATGTACAAGAAGAAGTACCTGATGCTTTCCAGGGCAATGCTATTTGGATTATGAACAAAACAACGCGTAAAGCTATTCGTAAATTGAAAGATGGACAAGGTAACTACTTATTAAACAAAGATGCTACCGCGCGTTGGGGCTATACTTTATTAGGAAAAGATGTATACACATCTGATAATATGCCAGGAATGGAAGCAGGTAAAACGGCTATTTTCTACGGTGATATGTCAGGGCTTGCAGTTAAAATTGCTGAAAATGTTTCAATTGAAATTCTACGAGAAAAATATTCTACTCAACATGCAATTGGTGTTGTAGGCTGGATTGAAATTGATGCTAAGGTTGAAAATGCTCAAAAAATCTCTAAATTAGTTATGAAATCAGCGTAGGGGTGAAACTCTACGCTTCTTTTATTAGGGGGTGACAGAATGAAAGTAAAAGCACTTGTAAGTTTTTCGGGTAGCGTCACAATGTCAAAGGATGAAGTTAAAGTGCTGCCAAAGAATGTGGCAGATGATTTGTTACAAGCTGGCCACGTAGAGGAAGTTGTTGTGAAAAAGCAGGTGAAAACTGATGCAGGTTAGTGAAATTACGCCAGTTGAACTGGCTAAATATGCGCGGGAAGACGAAACAGAATCAGATGTTATTTCGACTTTTACACTTATTTTATCCGCTGTAAAAGCTTATATAAAAGGATATACAGGGCTATCAGATGAACAACTGAACACAAAAGAAGACATTTCAATCGCTGTTTTTGTGCTTTCGAATGAAATGTATGAAAATCGCATCTTTACGGTGAAGGATAACAACGTGAATAAAGTTGTTCAATCTATTTTAGATATGCATTCAATCAATTTACTTTGAGGTGAGATTATGAATCCTGGAGATTTAAGACACAGAATTGAAATCCTCACTAATCAAAAGGCTAAAAATGAGTTGGAAGAAACCATTTATAAATTTATACCTGTAAAAAAATTATGGGCAGCTATCATTCCACAAACTGGCTCGTTACAAAAACAGGTAGCGGATACGATCCTAACAAATGTTACACATAAAATCATTGTTCGGTATAACGCTGGAAAAGACATTACAAAGAATATGCGTATCAGATTTAAGGACCATGAGTTTGAAATCAAATATGTTCTCAATCCTTATTTCAAGAATGAAACACTTGAAATCTTTGTCCAGGAGGTGTTGAAGTGAGCATTCAAATGAACGGTTTAACTGACTTTCAACGTGATTTATTTGATGTAGCAACAAAAGATTTGCCTAATGAAGCTCCGAAACTGATGCGTAAAATTGGTTCAAAAGCAAGGACTACTGTAGCGAAAAAGGCGCGCAGTCTAGTAAAGAAAAAGACAGGCAACTACCATAAAAAGTGGAAGCGAGGAAAAGTCTTTGTTGGTTATCATGGTGAATTAGTTGCCCGTGTTTATAATTCGTCACCACATGCACACTTAGTGGAAGATGGGCATTGGATGGTAGACCATGAGGGCAATAAAACAGGCGATTTTGTGCACGGCAAAAAACCATTAGACAAAGGTATGCGTGAATTTGAGTCTTCAGGTGATGCAGAAAAAGAAACAGTAAAATGGCTAGATGAATTATTAAGGAAAAAGAAACTATGATTACTTTTAAACAAATTAAAACGACAATCAATAAGAAACTGCAGTCTAATTTTATTGATATAGATGTTTCTAGTAAATCAGCTAATGAAGGATTTACACGACCATCATTTAAAATTGAACTTGATAATGTGAAGCGTGAGGGCTATTTAACACAAGTTGAAAAGTCTTGCACGGTTCGCATTTTTTATTTTCCTACAGATGAAAATGATAATGCGATTGAATTGCTAGATGTTCAAGAAGCACTTGGTAATTTATTTGACCTTAAAATTTCGGTAGGTGATCGCTATTTGGATATAGTCGAACCTAATTTTGATGAGATCGATGGTGTATTGCAATTTGAATTTGACCTTCAATTCTTTGAAGGCCGTGAATACGGTGAGGGAAGTTCAAGTTCAAATACTAATTTCGAGGATGAAATTAAAAACGGGAAAGAATGGTATGAGAAACATCCAATTGAGCTTATGGGTGAGTTGGATGACGAGGAAGGGGATTAAACAATGGGCCTACCACAAATTATTATTGAGTTTAATGGCAAAGCCGTTACAGCTATTAAGCGTAGCCAGCTTGGAATTGTTGCATTGATATTAAAAGACGACGTGCAAACGGCTGATACAGTAACGTATAAAAGCATAGAGGAAGTAAAAACCGATGCATGGTCAGCAGAAAACTTAGATTACATTCAAAAAACTTTCATGGGTACACCAAGTAAAGTCATTATTGAACGTTTGGCAACAACTGCAGTTGATTATAACGCCGCATTAACACGCTTAAACAATAAGCGATTTAATTACTTGGCCATTCCAGGTATTGAAGACAAGGATACAACAACTATTGCAACATGGATTAAGACTAAACGTGACAATAATAAGAAAACATTTAAGGCAGTTTTACCAAACTGTGATGCAGATCATGAAGGAATCATTAATTTCACAACAACAGGAATTAAAGTTGGCGAGAAGGATTATAAAACTGCAGAATACACAGCGCGGATTGCTGGTATCCTGGCAGGGTTGCCATTTACACGTTCATCTACTTATTACGAGTTGAATGAAATAGATGCTATTACAGATATTGAAGATCCTGACACAGCTGTTGATAATGGTGAGCTTATTCTTATCAATGACGGCGAAAATATTAAAATCGGACGAGGTGTCAACAGTCTGACAACAACAACAGGTAAAAAGACAGAAGACTTTAAATCAATCCGTGTTATGGAAGTACAGGACATGATAAAAGACGATATTCGAACAACATTTGATAAGCACTATATTGGTAAACACAATAACATCTACGATAATCAAGTATTGTTTATACGATCAGTCAATGCATACTTTGATGGTTTAGAAGGTGAGGAAATACTTGATCCGAATTACGATAATAAATCAGAAATTAATGTCCGAAAACAACGTTTGGCGTGGGAAAATATCGGAGTAGATACAACGGATTGGGACGATCAAAAAGTAAAAGAAATGTCCTTTAAACGCAATGTTTTTGTAGGCGGCAACATTAAGATTGTAGATGCTATTGAGGACTTAGATATGGATATAGCGATTTAAGGAGGGATATTGACACATGGGTAAATTAAAACCTAATAAATTAATTAACGGTACATTCGGCAGTGTTTGGGTTAACAATGAGAAATGGCTTGATGTAGAAGAATTCGAGGCTAAAGTAACCATTGATTATGAAGATGTAAATATGGCCGAGGATTTAGCAACTCATAAAAAGATGACAGGTTGGTCAGGTGAAGGAACATTAAAAGTGAAGAAAGTATATTCGCGAGGTGCAAATCTATTAGCCAAAGCAGTTAAAGAAGGTGTTGTACCTGACGTGAATTTGGTGGGTAAACTAGCGGACCCCGATGCTTTCGGTTCAGAACGTATTGCCATTAACGAAGTAACATTTAATGAATTTATGTTAATGCAGTTTGCACAAAAGACAATTGGCACAGAGGAATTACCATTTAACTTTGCAGACTATGATCCTATCGATTTAATTAGTGCTTAAATAAATAACCACACTGGAGGAATTTGAAATGACAAAAAAAGAATTCAAACGTTTATCAGTTGTAGATTTAATGAAAGAGAAAGAAAAATATCAAGTGAAGGATGATGTCACAGAGGAAGTAGTTGTTGAGCGCTTAGGTGTTGTAGTAGTCTTGCGTAAACCTGAAAAGTCTTTATGTGTAGATACAATGAAAATGGCACGAGATGAAAACAATGACACGGATGCTGATGAATACATTGTTTACAACACAATGATTGAGCCAAATTTAAAAGATCCTGAATTATTAGCAGCATATGGTTGTAAAACAATCCCTACTGAAATCGTATCAAAAATCTTTGATCCAGGGGAAATTGCCCAATTATCAGAGGTGGCGTTTGAATTAGCAGGATATAAAAAAGGCGGAGTTAAAGCTATAAAAAACTAATTGATAGTGATGATGATTTTTATTTTCTTCATCACTATAATCAAAAAGGCTTTAAGCTTGAATATTTATTAAATCTTGATTACGATACCAAGCTATTTATGACAGCAAGTTTGGACAAGGAGTTAGAAGAAAGAAACAAACATATACAAGCTGGAGCGATGAAGACAGTCTCGTTCTAGCTTTTTTCTTTTGCTAAAGGCGGTGAGAATATGGGCAGAAGGGTTATTTCAGCAATCTTATCATTACAAGACCGTGATTTTTCTAGTAATTTAAGGCGTGCTAGTGAGAGAGCTGATGACTTTGGGCGAGGTGTCACAAGAGTCGGCAATCAAATCCAACGCTTTGGACAAGGAGCAACTAGAGTTTTTAAAGGAGTCGCAATGGGAGCTGGTGCCATAGGTGCAGCAGGAGTTGCGGCATTAGGAGCAGGCGTTGGAAAATCTATCTTGGATATGAACAGCGCGTTAAACACGTTACAAGCCCAAACTGGTGCAACTGCTTCTGAAATGGAACAGTACGGAAGTGCTGCAAAAGAAGTATTTAGTAAAGGGTACTGTGAAAACATCGATGAAGTTACAGGTGCATTAGCGCGTGTAAAACAAAACATGAAGAATATCGATAATGGAGAATTAAGTAAAGTTACTTCTAATGCGATGTTTTTAGCTAAAACGTTTGATGGTGACGTGAACGAAGTCACACGTGGCACGAATAACATGATGGAGGCTTTCGGTATATCTGCAGATAAAGCATTTGATTTATTTACTGCAGGTGGTCAACGAGGGTTAAATTTTTCAAACGAAATGTTTGATAATGTCGCAGAGTATTCGTCCTTATTTGGCACAATGGGGTATAGCGCAGAAGAATATTTCGGCATCTTAGAAAGAGGCGCAAAAGCAGGCGTTTACAACTTAGATTACGTCAATGATGTTATGAAAGAGTTCCAAATCCGGGTTAAAGACGGCTCAAAAGGCACAAGCGATGCTATGGGCGATTTATCACAAGGAACGCAGAAAGTATGGAAAGATTTTTTAGATGGTAAAGGAACCGTATCCGATGTAGCAAGTAAAGTAGTTGGCGAATTAAAAGGAATGGATGACCAAGTAGCAGCCAATCAAATAGGTGTAGGTTTATTCGGTACTAAGTGGGAAGACCTCGAAGCAGGGGCCATGTACGCAATGCTAGGCTCAAAAGAAGCTATGAAGGATTTTGAGGGATCAACGGATTCAGCATCTGCCAAAGTGGAAGGGAGTCTTAAAAATAGGTTAATTTCATCATGGCGAGAGCTACAGGTCGGAATAGCCGATGTTGTAAACGGTGCAGGCGCACAAGAATTTTTACAAGGAGTTGCTCAAAAAGCTGATGAATTAGTACCGAAAATTCAAGGTATTGTGGAAAAGGCTTTTGAATTTGGTAATACAGTGAGAGAGAACTGGGGACCAATTAAGGAAACACTCATTGGAGTGAGCACAGCAGCTGGTGTACTAGCAGTTGGAATAGGCACTTTAAAAGTGATTACTACTGTTACCACGATGGTGCAAGGCTTTAAAACAGCAATGGGACTTGCAACCGCAGGACAATGGGCAATGAACACGGCCATGCTTGCTAGTCCACTTACTTGGGTAGTAATCGGAATTGCAGCAGTAATTGCTATAGGTGTTTTACTATATCGAAATTGGGACGTTGTAAAACAAAAAGCAAGTGAATTGTGGCAAAAATTACTCGATAATCCAATGCTAGCACTTGTAGCTGGTCCAATCGGAGCACTCATTGCTGCAGGAATCACGCTATATCAAAATTGGGACAAGGTTCGCGCTGGTTGGGATACAACGTGGAACACTATTAAAAGCGCGGCTGGAAGTGGTGTTAATTTTGTTATCGATAAGCTCAATGGGCTTATTAAGGTAATTAATAAAATCCCTGGTGTAAACATCCCCATTGTCCCTAAAGTCAGTTGGGGAGATGTAAAAACGGGTGTGGACAATATTAATAAAACCTCAGCAGGTGGTAAAGTACCGCAGTATGATGTTGGTTCTAACCGCATTGAGGAGGATCACCTAGCACAAATCCATAAAGGCGAAATGATTATTCCAGCTCGACAAGCTGAACGTGTACGTGCTGCAGGTGGGAATATTGATAACATAGATAAAATGGTTCAACCGTCACCTGTTGCTGTAGCAACGCCTACAACTACAGGAAGTACCCCTCAGCCCGCAACTGCAAATAACAGCAATGTACAGGTTATTATTCAAAACTTAAATGCTAAAGGTGTTACACCTATGGAAGTCGCGAATGAACTTGTGCCATTACTAAAATTAAGATTGGCCAATTTATAAGGAGGTTGAATAGATGGACATTTTTCTAAGCACAATGGATCGCAAGCAGATTATTCAACTTCCTATAGTGCCAGCTAGTTTTAAAATACCTAGCCCTGTGAATAATGAAGTTTTCACTACGATTAATCAAGGTGACATTAAATTACTTGGTCGTAGAGGCTTGAAATCTCTTACGATTGATTCTTTTTTTCCCTCAAAGGTGTATCCATTTTCACGAAACAATAAATATTTTGGGTGGGAGTATTACGAGATCATTGAGGGATGGATAGACAAACGAATGCCAATTCGACTGATTATGTCCAATACTCCTATTAATATGCTAGTGACGATTGAAAACTTTGAACCAGGGCTACAAGACGGTTCAGGTGATGTTTATTATTCATTGGCTCTATCAGAATTTAAAGAGATTATTTTAGAAACAAAGAAGGTGAAATGATGGCTCATGAACTATGGCTAATTAAAGGTGATACCATGACAAATATTACACCTTTGCTTGGCACATTAACCTGGCGTAGCAACATGGAGGAATTAGGGGACGAAATTAATTTTAGTATCGCTTTTACTGATACAAATTACTTCCCTGTGAATCCATGTGATATTGGTGATATGGTGGCTCTATACAACAATGGTAAGGAAATAACGCGAGCTATTATTGTGGACGAGTTGAAAAATGGAAGATCACCAATTGCATACGCTGCCTTTGATTATGCCTTTTACTTAAATAAATCTACAGCTGTATATCAGTTTAATAAATTGTCTGCAGACGCTTGTATCAAGAAAATAGCTAAAGATTTTAATATCCAAATAGGTAACATCGTATCTATTCCCAAAGCCATTACGGAAATATTCAATGATAAAAAAGTAAGCGAAATTATCAAAGACATTCTAACGACTGCAGAACAATCATTAGGCGTAAAATATCTCATGGAAATGCGCCAGGGCAAACTATACATCGAAAAACAAAGTGATGTAGTAGTAACCGGTACATTTCAATTATTCGAAGGTGGTCCACAGTACGATATTCATTCAGCACTTATGAATCCTTCTAAAAGACGTAGCATTACAGAAATGGCTAATACAATCCAGGTTGTAGGAAATAATGACAAAGTAGTTTTAACCAAGTCTGATAATAAAATGGCTGAGAAGTATGGCCGTATTACTAAAGTGATAAAGCTAGATCAAAATGAAAAGAAAAGCGCTAAACAGGTGGCTGAAAATGAATTAAAGCAGTTATCAAAAGTGTCAGAAGAAAATAGCGTTGATTTGATGGGCCATGATGATTTTAGAGCAGGCCGTCTATTCGCACTAGAAGAACCAACTACAGGCATTAAGGGTACTTTCTTGATTAAAGATGTATTGCATACGATTAGCAAAGGCATACACACAATGAAACCTACGTTAGAGGTGAAGTAAATGGATCCTATTACAACTTTAGCAAGGATGTTAAAAGAAAATGAAAATCCTAAGCAAGTGTCAATGTCTACAGGCATTGTTATTTCGCCACCTCCTAGTGCTCAAATACGGTTAAATGAAACCGTCATTCTTAGTAATAGTCAATTAGTTTTTGCTGCTCATGTCCTTGAAGATTATGAACGTGAAATTGAGCTAGAGGGTGATATTCGATTTACAGATAGTCAACTTCAATCATTTGAAGCGAAAGAAGTGAAATCTAAAACAAAAGACACGCTAAAAGAAGGTGACGAGGTAATATTGTTACCAACTGCAGATGAACAGCTTTATTTTGTTGTAGGTAGGGCGGTGAGGTTCGAATAATGTTACCTAAGATTGCTCAACTAGAATTTAATACGCAAGAAATTGAAACGGACTTACCTCCACTTGGTAAGTCTTTTTTGTATGACTTTGATAAAGGTGATTTTGTCTTTAAAAATGGAAAAATGATTGAGATTCATGGCTTGGAAACCTTAAAACAATGGATTTTAAAAGTGTTAAAGACTGAGCGCTTTCGCTTTAGGATTTATAAAGATATTCCTTATGGCGTGACATTAGAGGATTTAATAGGTTCTAGCCTACCACGTGCCTTTATTGAAGCAGAAATTAAACGCGAGGTTACAGCTTCATTGTTAGAACATACACACATTCAAGAGATTCAGGAATGGCAGTTTAGCCATGATGGAAAATGGATGCGGATAAAATTTAGAGTCGTCACGGTAGAAGGTGCATTCGAAATTGACGAGCCAATAAAGAAGGTGGCAGCGTAGATGGAAGATGAAAAAATCATTCATGATCGAATGATGACCAATATTAGCAATGATTACGATAAGTCTAAAGGTAACTTTGTTTATGATGTGACAAAGCCTGTGGCCGTAGAATTTGCTGGACAACAAAAGAAAATTGCTGCAGTACAAGAAAAACTGGATGTTGAAAAATTAACCGGTGACGAGCTTACTCGATTTGTTTATCAACGCACAGGAATTAGCCGTAAACCTGCTACCCAAGCAACAACAACCGTCATTGTTTCGGGTACAGCTGGCACACTTGCAAAAGTTGGCGAGCTAGTTGGTACAGACACAATTTTATACACAGTCCTTGAAGAAGCTGTTCTAAATGAAAGTGGGTTTGCTCATGTTCGAGTGCAATGTAATGAGTTTGGCCAAATAGGAAACGTGCCTGCGAACACCATTATAAATTTCCCTGCATCTATCAATGGCTTGGTGAATGTGTACAATCCTGATGCTGTTGTTGATGGTTACGATGAGGAAACAGATCATGATTTACGCCAGCGTTATTATGATAAGCTACAGCGTCCGGGTAAAGCAGGAAACAAATATCAATATCGTGAATGGGCATTAGAAGTAACAGGTGTTGGGGATGCAAAAGTATTTCCTCGCTATAATGGTCCGTTAACAATGAAAGTGGTCGTGATCGATGCGAACAAATTACCTGCAACAAGTGAATTAATTGAAGATGTAAAAATGCATATTGAAATAGAAATGCCGTTTGGCGTTGAGGATTTGCTTGTTATATCTGCAGAAGCGTTATTACTTAATCTGTCAGTAGCCTTAACTTTGATGCCAGGCTACACAGAGGAAGTAGTCAAAACAAATATTAAAAAGAACATTACAACGCATTTGAAAGAGATAGCTTTTAAAGCATCATTTGTAAGTTATGCAAAGATTGGGGCGCTCATTATTGATAGTGATGGCGTTTTAGATTATCAAAATCTATTAATCAATGGATCAACTGCTAATGTGGTTATTCCTGATGATGGGGTGCCAGTAATGGGAGGTATTAATGAATGAATCACATGACAGTGTATTTAAAAAATAAAGTTCTAACGGACAATTTACGAACAACGCCAGTCTTTGTTGCCTTGTTCAATGGAGACATTGAAGTAACTACAGCAAGCTACTCACGACAACCAGGCGTATTTGCATCACCTGCAGATGGCCAAACATCGAACAGCGCTGATATTTTGTTTCCTATTGCTACAGAGTCATGGGGAGATATTACGCATATTGGGATTCTTGATGCTAAGACAGGTGGTAATTTGCTGTTTAAATCGCAAGCAGAGTTTACAAAAAACATCGATATATCTAGCCAATACAAGATTCCTAAAAACTATTTAATTGTCCGATTGAGGTAGGTGATAAACCATGCATGCAATACCACAATCTGAATGGAGCCAAGTGTCAGTGTTTACCTGGGGCGATCTAACACCGCACCAATGGGAGTGCTTTAGACTTGCCTTGATGATTACTGAAACAGAGTTACAAACGCAAGGTGTTTCAATCGCTTCAACCGGTGCAACAAATGAGGTCATCACAGAACAGGTTACGCAAGGTGTTAAGGTGGTTCAATCACCTATTATCATGCAGACAAGAGCTGAAATGATTACAAGTATTGTTGTTTCCACAAAAGATTATCTATCGGATATGATGAAGTATTTGCCTTTGTATGAGCGTAAATCCGTTACCTTTAGAACGATACTTACAGCCGATGACAGGGAGCTTCGGAATACAGAACAACAGATTGAAATCGTGAACCGTAACATTTTTATCGATACGGCCATTGAAGCCTTGCCTATTTATGAACGTGATCTTGGCATTAAACCAAATAACACACTACGCTATGACCAACGTAGGGAACAGATTTCTTCAAGAAATCGCGCAAGCTTTGACCAAACGACTAAAGAGACAATTAAAGCCGTAGCTTCTGCTTATAGTAATGGTGAAGTAGACATTAACCCAACAAATACACCTGGTGTATATGAAATCAAATTTGTTGGCACAAAGGGCATTCCTGATAACTTGGATGGCCTTATAAAAGCTATTGAAATCATTGTGCCAGCGCATTTAGAGTTTGGCTATGCCTATACCTTCAACGTTTGGGAATTTGTCAGCAATAGAACGTGGGGAAGTGTAACAAACATGACCTGGGATGAAATTAAGATATATGAAAATGAGGTGAGCTAATGGAACATACACCAAATTTGGGTTTAAAGAAGCCCGGATCAACTGACAACGTATTAATCACGGACATTAATGAAAATATGGATGTCTTGGATGCTGCAGTTAGTGAATTGCAAAAGGGTAGTGCGTCAATTCCTGACCTAGAAACAGCAGATAAAACATTGGCAGGGGCCATTAATGAGGTCAAGCAAGAATCAAGCACAGTGAAACAAGAACTTGGTACACATTTAGAAGAAATAATGCCTCATAAATTTTTTGATAATGGTAAGTGGTATAGGTGGGGATTCCGAACCGTAGATGGAGAGCCAGAATTTATTTATGAGGAGGTCTTGTAATGAATGTATTGAAAGTAGCCACAAAAACATTACAGTTAGCCATTCAAACGGCTATTGATGGTGTCCGTGGTGTAGTGGATGGCATTAAAACGACTACAGACTCAACAAAAACAGGCGTTGATAATCTAAATACTAAACAAGATTCACTCTTGCTTAAAATTCAAAATGGGGCACTAAAACAAAACGTTGAGGTTTTTGATAAACCTGGTACTTATACGTGGAAATGTCCAGATGGTGTAACTGCTGTTGTCTTAACGATGTTTGGAGGGGGCGGAAGTGGCGCTGTCCGTACGGTTACAGAATATGCAATATTTGGAGGTGGTGGCGGAGGTGGTGCTTACGTCGATAAAAAACCTATTAAAGTAATACCAGGAACTACTTATAGCTTAATTGTAGGTGCTGGTGGCGCTGGCGTGTCTAGTTCCGATGGTAACGGTAGTTACATTTATGGTAGAACTGGAGGAGCGACGTCTGCTTTCGGTATTACTTGTAACGGTGGTGGCGGAGGGTCTGGGACAGGCAACCCTTTCATAACCAGAGCCAGAGGGAATAGTCCGTTATGCAATAAGGGTGCTTCAAGTTCTGCCGGATTCTCTGTATCAAGTGAATTTGCTGCCACTGATGTTATATTAGCTGGCACTCGTTTTGGATTACCGGGAACGGTTGGAGATAGAGAATACGGTGGTGGAGCTGGTTTTGGAGATGGTGGAGATGCTAATGGAAGCACACCTATTGCTAACGGAGCTGGAAGTGGTGGAGCTAACGGAATACCTAGTGTTAATAGGGCTTCTCTAAAAGGCGGAGACGGCATTATCATCATCGAATATTAAGGGAGTGATAATATGAAGAAATTTGTTCAAATTGTAGACAATACAGCATATTGGATTTTTGATGCAGAAGAACTGCCGCCATATCCTAACGTAGAAGATTTTCTAGAAATTACAGGACGTAATGATATTCAAGAAGGTTGGGATTACAATCGAGAAACAGGTGAGTTTACTGCCCCTGTTATTCCAGAGGCAACACCAATCGAACCTCAACCAACATTAGAAGAAATGCAGGCAAAAACGCTATTAAATACAGAAGTATTATTGGCAATGAAAAATATCGGAGTATAAGGAGGAATAGGGATGAATATTGTTTATCGTGCTGCAGAGTTGTTAATCACTAGTCCAGGTTGTGACTTTAAAACAATGGCCACAAATTTAAGTTTACTTATGTTAACTGGTCAAGTTAGCCAAGACGATTATACAAAATTATGTGCAATCATAAATGAAAAACAAAGTAAAGTAAATGACGAAACGCAAGCGTAAGCTTAGCGTTATTTTTATGCCTTCCACTTTGTGGAGGGCTTTTATTATTCACGAAACGAAGGTGAGGACATTGGTCGAAACAATCAATAATTGGTTGCCGATTGTATCAGCATTAATTGCAGGACTTTTATTTATTTGGCGTATTACCAACAATCTAAATAAAACGTTACTTAGTTTAACTAATGGCATAGATAGATTAAACCAACATTTGAACGAAGTTGACGAAACTACAAAGGATTCAGCGCAACGCATTAATAATCATGAAGTACGAATTGTCGTTCTTGAAAAAGTAGCAGGTATACAGGGGAATACAAAGGAGCGTGTTAAATATGAAAATTAACTGGAAAGTACGTCTGCAACATAAACAATTCTGGGTATCATTAATTGCATTACTACTTGTGCTTGCGAATCAGATCGCAGGCATTTTTTATTTTGATATTACAATTTACAACGATCAAATTACAGCCGTTTCAGAGACAGTATTAAGCATTTTAGGATTGCTTGGTATTATCATCGACCCTACAACAAAAGGCGTTTCAGATAGCCAACTAGCAATGGATTATGACAAACCTAAGGACGGTGGACAATAATGGTTGTAACTCGTAAAAAATTAGTACCTGACGTACAAGCGAACAAGGTTACTTATGGAAAAGGAAACGCTAAAAAGTTTATCGTTGTTCATGAAACAGATAATACACGTTCCGGAGCAGATGCAGACGCGCACGCACGTTTACAATACAATGGTAATAGTCGTTCAGCTTCCTGGCATTATACTGTGGACGACAAAGAAGCTGTACAATCTTTTGAACATGCTTGGAGATGTTGGGCAGCAGGAAGCACGACAGGTAATAATCAAGGTATACAAGTAGAGGTTTGCGTAAATGGTGATGGTAACTATCCAAAGGCAATGCAAAATGCTGCAGAGTTAGTTGCCAAAATCATGAAGGATGAAAACATTCCAATTAGTAATGTTGTTCAGCACAATTATTTTAGCGGCAAAAATTGCCCTCGAAATGTACGTGAAGGTAAAATTACATGGTCACAATTTATTACAATGGTTAAAAATGCAAGTGGTAATGTACAGCAACAAAAACCAGTTAGCGATAATAATAAATACCGTGTACTTACTGGCACATACGCCACACGACAAGCTGCCGAAAATGTCTTAGATGTATTAAAACATCGTTTCGGCTGGGTTGCGTATAGTGAGCAAGATGGTGTTAAATGGCGTGTTAAAACAGGTACATTTACTGGAATGGCTGCAGCACAAGCGGGAGCTAGTAAAATTAAAACAGCTAAGTTAGCCCAGGTAACAAATATTGTAGCTGAATGATTTAAAGCCCAGGTACTCAATTAATTTTGAGCCTGGGCTTTTTTTATTTCCAATTTTTCTTAAATATTTCGGTAACCATTTCTATATCACATCTAACCATTGCTTTAGGTATATCGGGTAAGGGTAAATTTCCCCCACGTTCTAAAATTTGAGCGGTTGTATATATACTTCTACGTTGAACTCTTGCTAATGCATCAAAAGCAATATTATAATCGTCCTTATTTAACTCATAGTTATGGAGTCTTGCATGACTCGAAGTATATTTTTTATAAGCGTATTTAGAATCAGTGTATAAGTTTATATCTGATATTGGAAATTTACGGATAACAGTAATACTTGAATAACTTGAATAAATTGAATAAATTTTATTTAGCATACATGTTAAGGAATAAACATCACCAGGTAATATACTCATGAAATCTCTTTTAAATTCGTGTGTAAATTCATACAAGTATTTAAACCTAAAACGTTTTCGAAGTAAAACTTCATTTTTTTCACTGTCCATAATTATATAATTAAATCCAATATGTACTTTTTCACTTTGACCATTTATTTTTTTATCAATATGGCAATTTTTCATATAAATATTTATGCTCAATTGTTTTCACCCATTCATTTACAATTTATAATAAAAGTATTATAATATTTGTTGGTAATCGAATCAATTTCGATTGCAACAACCTGGCTCTTATTTAAGAGAATTTGGGGACCAGAAAGCTGCCACGTAAGCATAATGCTTTAGAGGGCAGTTTTTTCATATCCCTAATAATTGCTTTTTCTTCGCGTCAAATTCATCTTGTGTCAATATTCCATCATCCAATAAATCCTTCAATTCACGAATTTCATCAGCAACATCAAACATATCCTTTTTCTCTTTAGCTGCAGGAGCAGATGATGTTTTGGCCATTGTTTTTAAGTTCTCAATACCTGCTTTAATTTCAAGTGCAATATGCGCTGGCACATCGTCAATGATTGCTTTGTTTCCAGTAGATACGATCTCAATTTTTGAGTAAACAAGCTTATTAGAAATGTTGATGCTACTAATAGATGATAAAGGAATGCTTCTTTCATCATTTGAAACAATACCTTTGATTTCATGTAAGATAATACGTTTATCCGTTACATAAAGCTGTTTTGTACCTTTTACGGATGCACATACAGCAAGTAGTGTTTCACCTTGATCTGTGAGCTTATCATCAAATAGTTGAATCTGTTTAGCCATTGCTTTCTTCTTACCAAAGCCTGCAAATTTTATTGTTTCTGCTATTGTATCCATGTAATCGCTCCTTACAGATAATTGTAATTTCATTCTATAGAAAATCTTACCAATAGTACATATAAAAAAGACAGACAACCAATTAGTTATCTGTTACTTAAAATTTGCGTCCATCCTCTAAAACAAAATGAGCCTCATATTTTGCATCTAATGCGTTTGCGATTTCCTCTAATTCATTTTCACTAAAATTATCTCTCTTTAACTTATTAGAAATATTGGATTGGGAAGTACCAAGCTTTTCAGCCAACATAGAAGCTGTTACATCTCTTTCAACCATTAATAACTTAATTTTCTTTGCCATGCTCATGTTTGTACACCGCCTAAATAATTATTGTTAACACTATTATAGCTTATAAATACACTGAAATAAAATAAAACTTCACTATTTAGTGTAATTTCTATTTACACATTTACTTATTTGAGATATATTATTATCAATGAGTGTAATTTTTACACTTTTAAGTGAAGGTGGGGTGAAAAACGATGGCGTTTGAATACTTAGCACAATATACAACATTCGAATCAGTAACAGATATGGATAAAAGTGTGGAAGACCACATGGCGGTTCATTATTACGATTTAACAGAATCAGAGCGTGCCATCGTTTATAAACTTGCTTCTCACAGCTTAGAACATACTGGAGCATGTCATTTAAAAGCTTCTACAATTGCTGATGCATTGGAGATCAGCACGAAGACAGTTTATCGTAGCGTAAAAAAGTTAGAGTCATTAGGCATCATTGAAAAAGTACCAGGAACGAAATTAAACGGCATCAAAGGGGCAAGTATTTATCGTATTTTACCTTATGTCCCATCGAGCGTGTCCCAACGAATGACAGACGATGAAGCTAGTAATGACGTGGTTTGTCGTCCACAATCTGAAAACCAACCATCTAGTTATTTTTATCTTTTAAGTTCTAAACAAGCAAATAATATTATGAGTCTTGGTAATGAATTAGCTTTGCAAGCTGAAAAGAAAAAAGAGTATATGAACGAGTATCAAGTAATGCTATTCGATTTCATGAATAGTTTGCCGTTAGCTGATAACTTGAAAGATGAATTACACAAGGTTGTATTGGCTGCACAGGTTCAAAGTGCACCTGACTTCATTAAAGCTAAAAACGTTCTATTCAAAATTGCTATGGATATTAAAGAAGGTACGTTAACTGTAGCAAGTACATTAAGAGCTGTATTTGTAGGAGCGTATAACAAAGCTGTGGAGCGTTCTAATATGAAGCTATGTAAATCATCTTCTATAGAAGAAACTCCATATAAAGAACGTCCAGTGCCTTTTTACAATTGGTTAAATGATCGTGATAACAGTACACAAATATGTAGTAAACCCAATTTAGAAAATTGGTTAGAATGGTGATCGCTATGAACTATAGGGGAAAGAAAAAGGGGTTTAGTCATTTTCGAGTTCATAGCGATTCCCCCTTACAGACTTCATCATTTACTTAACTGGAATGATTTAAACAAAAAATTACTTATAGTGAGGTGAACGATTATGACTCATTTCGAATATATGGAACAACAGGGGCAAATGACTATATTTGATTTAATGGACCAATATGAAGAAATGCATTTTAAAAAGCTTTCCACAAATGTTAATAAGCCTGTTGATAAAAAGAAGTATATAGAATCTCGTGTAAGGGTGTATATTGTGCGTCGTTAA